GTTTGCTCTTAGCGCACGGTCAGCAAAAGCGGCGTTCTGCGTGCCTGCGGTGTTAGAGTAAAATGTCTCATAACCCACAGCAGTGTTTGTTGCACCTGTTGTTGTGGAATACCCCGCTTGATACCCAACCGCAGTGTTGTTGCTGGCGGTAGTATTAGAGGCTAGTGCGTCACGACCAACCGCCGTATTTGCGCCCCCTGTGCTAGAGCCGCCTGACGCACCGAGAAGGGAGCCATACCCAATAGAGACGTTATTTACTCCTAATTGGTAATAACCCGCATAACCGCCGTAATAGCTGTTATGTGTCCCAGTCGAATTGCTATACCCTGCGTATAGACCTGTGGCAGTGTTGTAAGTTGCGGATGTGTTGCTGTAAGCTGCGCCATAACCCAAGGCCACGTTACTGTGACCTGTCGTGTTAGAGTAAAAGGCTTGATACCCAGAACTTGTATTGCTTGAACCAGTCGTTGTAGAGTATGCCGCCTGATACCCAACGGCAGTGTTGTTGCTGGCGGTGGTGTTAAGGGCTAGGGTATTGTCTCCCAAAGCAGTATTGTAGTTACCTGTTGTATTTGAATACAACGCTTGCTGTCCAAGTGAAGAATTGTTAACGCCAGTAGTGTTCAAATACATTGCTTGACGGCCAACAGCCGTATTATATTGACCAGTAGTATTACTATACCCAGCCTGATACCCCACAGCTGTGTTGTTGCTGGCGGTGGTGTTGGAGGCTAAAGCGGAGGAACCAACAGCAGTGTTGTCGTGTCCAGTCGTCGAAGACCCTAAAGAATTATAACCAATCGCAACCGTGTCATCGGCTGTTGTCAAGTTTTGCCCAGCAATAGCCCCAAGCGCAGTATTTCGATTTCCTGTAGTTAAATCTTTTGCTGCTTGATACCCCAAAGATGCATTAGCAGTTCCAGTAGTATTCGCATACCCAGCCTGATACCCAACAGCAGTGTTGTTGCCTGTATTAGACGACGCAGTCCCAGTTCCAGTCCCGACACCAGTAGCCGTAAACGTTGCGCCAACAGTGTTGGACGCCGCACCAATCAACGTGAAGTCCGTCGTGCCAAGGCTTTGGATCGTGTAGTTTATACCTACAACAAAACTACCGGCAGTGACTGTTTTGGCGTTGTTGTAAAGCGACTGATACCCAACAGCTACGTTGTTGCCTCCGGTGGTGTTGGAGTAGAGAGCAGTGTAACCCAAGCCCACGTTGCTTGCACCTGTTGTATTAGTGTAGAGGGCAGTAGCCCCAACAGCGGTGTTGTTGCTGGCGGTGGTGTTAAACGCCAAAGCATCACGACCAACAGCGGTGTTGTTTGAACCAGATGTATTATCTGTTAGTGCAATACGACCAATAGCCGTGTTGCTTCCACCTGTGGTTAGATTGTCCAACGCAGCATCACCCAGCGCCACGTTGTTTGAACCAACAGGATAGTTCCCATCCAGCTTTATCGTGCCGCCATCGACAGAGACGTTACCTGCTACGGTCAAACCGTCCGTGACTGCCGTACCCGTGATGTCTACCCCAGTGGCGGTGGTGGCGAGTTTTTGGGAATCGTCATAACGCAAATCAACAGCACCATCCGATGTAAAAACAGCCATACTTTCACCAGTATACTTTTGAATGTATAGCTTATTAGAACGTATGTAAAAATTACCTGTTCCCGCATCATCAATAAAACTTTCCGCCCCACTATGATAAATCTGTAGGTCAGACCCTGCGCCGAAGATGGCTTTGTCGTTGTCGCCGAACAAAATGTCATTGCCGCCAGTCGTGTTGCCGTTAGCAAGAACCTCGGACAACTCGTTGTTTGCACCAACCTGTGTATCCACATACGCCTTAATCGACTGCTGCGTGGCCAAAGCCGTAGCACTGTCAGACGACATGTCGTCTTCGTCTAAGATCGCGGTCACCGACACGCTGCCCAAACGCAGGCTGTCAAAGTACGCATTGTTAAAGACGTTCGCCGCTACCGCACCAGCACCCGCGCCGTCAAAGTAAACAACCGCCGTAGTCCCCGCAGGCACCTCGTAATCGTTGGATGCACTATATGTCCCCTGGAACAACAGAATGCTGCGGGATCCAGACAACGCGTTGCGAACATAAATAATCTTTTCCGCATCGTTCGGCGTCAACTGCACATAGGCCGTCGCACCAAGGTCGCCGCCATCAGCAAAAATAACCATCCGGTTGCGCCCATCGGACGTTGCACCGTCGCTAATTGGAAGCGTGTTCGGAGAGCCAGAAGTGCCAGCAGATGCCAGCGTAACAGTAACCTGGCCGTCAAGAGCGACGTCAATTAAGCTCAGGTTTGTGTTCGTGGTATCGCCCCATGTACCAGACTGTTCGCCTGTGCCGATGAGTTCGATGCCGTTATTCAGTGTATATGTGCTGGGCATGGTCGTGTCCTATGCTACTTTTCGGGTCCATCCTGGTGACTGCGAGGGCGTCTCGTCAGACCAACCAGGGGATTGTGTTGGGTTCTCTGGAGTATAACTCGGATTTTGATTTGGAACAATACGTCCCCAAACCAAAGGTGTTCCCACCTCACCCGTAGCAAACACTCCGGTGACGTTGACATCTGCGTTTGCTTGGACCGTTACCGACCCAACTGCCCCAGTGCCAGATACACCAGTTACAAGAACAAACGTCTTTGGAACGACAGTAACCGAACCGACCGCACCGGTCGCTTCAAGGCCTGACGCTGGGACATTTGCATCTGCAATAGTGGTGACTGCGCCAACCGCCGCGGTGGCCTCAAGGCCCGTGACGTTGACGTTCGCGTCGGCATTTACGGTTACGGTTCCGACATTTCCCGTGGCCTCAAGGCCAGTAACAGGGACATTGGCCTCACCAATGACAGTAGCCGTTCCTACCTGCCCTGTACCTGCGACACCCGTAACTTGGGCATTCGCATCCGCTGTAACTGTGACCGAACCAACACCACCGGTGGCCTCAAGGCCCGTGACCGGCACGTTCGCGTCACCTGTGATCGACACAGTGCCCACGGCACCTGTCGCTTCAACCCCCGTAGGATATACATTGGCCGTACCAATGACGTTGGCGATTACGCCAACTTCACCGGTAGCCTGTAGCCCCGTTGGGAATACATTTGCATCCGCGTTTACTGTCACCGTCCCAACTGACGCAGTGGCTTCTAGCCCTGTGACAGGTACATTCGCCTCGGCAACTACTGTTACCGAGCCTACCTGTCCAGCTGCGCCGGCGTTGGTAATGGAGTCTTCGCCAAAAGACAGTTGACCCCACGTCCCCCGACCCCAGCCGGAAAAGGGGACGATGACATCAGCCATTATGCAATCCGGATAATGGCGTTAGATGCATCCGCAGTTGGGAACACAATAGTAAAGTCCCCTGCAGTAGAGGTCTTATCCGCACCAAAATCCAACACCACAACAGATGGGTTGGTTAGAGCAATCGACGTTGTGTTTGGTGTGCTGTTGTAAATCAACGCACCACGAGCAGTGATCGTAGCGGTGGACCAAGTCGTGTCCGCAAAGTCTGTCAACGCAGTCGTGCCGGAAGAGGTCGGATCTACGTTGGTCAAGCTGTTGCCTGCCGCCGTATATCCTGTGCCGCTCGCTTCGTTGGTTGCAGAATACGCAGTCGTTGACGCATCTAGCGTTGCCGACGAAGTGTACAACGCAATCTTGAACGTGTCCGCTCCGTTTGCAAAGTCGTGTGCGCCGAACAAGAGTTCTTTCTTGAACGAGGTGCACATGTAGTTACCTGTAAAGGCCATATCACAGTCTCCTTATAAGTTCGGCAAGCTCTGGGTGGCCTGCGTCTGTGAGTGCATTATATACCGTAGTTCTGTCACTTTTTACAGCTTCTCGTAAGTAAAACCCAATTAACTGTACGATACGCTTCCGAAACGCACGAGCCTGCGCTTGAATTGCAGGATGCGCCTCGTCAGAGACAGAGATGATTTTATCTGCACACCGTTCTGCGATTTCTTCCGGCGTAAAGCCGCGACCCTGAGTGGTGTGTACCTCAACTTTGAAATCTAAACTTTCGCCCTTTAACTCTGGTATCATGATCTAGCCGTCCGTAATGAGCCAAAGCGGTATTCGTCAATCGTTTCTTGGGCTTCACCCAAGTTCTTCAAGCGCATCAAACCTTCACCAAAACGCTGGTTGTACATGGCCATCAGATCAGGCTGACCCTTCATGAAAGTATACGCTTCAATGAGAGATCCGTACAGCAAAGTTATCTCTGCGTTGGTAGAAAGCCAGCTTGTGCCGCTGTCCGATCCAGCCGTCAAAGACGCTGGGCGGTACAAATAGTGGATGTCCACCGTGTAGTTTGCATCAGGGGTCGGTGCGATAATAAAGTTATCCACATCAAACTGTGCATAATAACGAGGCTGCCCCGTAGTCGTTGCGTCTGGAGTATATGTTTGAACAAAGTCTAAGTCCTTGAACAATAAGAACTCTTTGCTTCCATTGACGTCGATGCTCAGTGAGTAGGGGGCTAAAAAGTCTGACGGGGCAGCCAAGTATTCGTTCCCACTGGTCATGTTGCCGAACTGGTTCTTTTGGAACAGGTTCAGCTGCACACTTTTCAGAATGCGTTCTTCGGCTAAACGGATAAACAAAGGGAGGTTGTTGACGAAAGTGGTCTCGTCATTCTCCGTATAGTCCTGAATAGCCTGCTTTAATTCGCCGTATGTCATAGTCATGTCGTCACCGTAACGCTGCCAACCTTACCAATCGCCCGAACACGCTGCAGGTTTGGTGCTTCAACCGTCGGAACATCGACGTATACCTGCAATGCCTCGGCCTGGTCTGGTCGTGGATTTCGTAGTGCCTGCGGATCGGGCCCGACCTTTGGCGGATACAACTGTGGGTGTTTGGGCTCATATTCATCTGGACCCACAAGCGCACCCGTCCACTCCTTTTTCATGTCTTTCAGCCGATACCGAAAGCCAGAGCGGTCAGATATACCCCATGCGTGTTTGTCAGATGCGTACGCCATTAAACCCTCAAATAACCTCTGCCAGGTTGCAACGTCAACGGAACGCGATCTCCGTCCTCATCCGCCGCACGCTGGAACTCCTCTTCGTACACAGCCTTCAACAGCTGCATACGCTCAGGAGCACGTTTCATCGAGATGTAATATGCCAAACCGGCAACCATGCATGGGTAGAACCGGAACGGCATATCCGTAGTGTTTACCAAAGTATCTGCATCCTCAATCCGATCCACATAGTAATAGATGATTTGATCGGTTGAGTTCTCAGGCACCGCCCAAAGATTGATAACAGGCTGGATCTGCTTGTTAAACCAATACTGGCTCGGCCGACCCTGCGTTGTTTTGTTCGGAAGAGTTGAGTACTCGCCGCGGCTGATGCGCTCGATCTCATAGTCCGTGCCGTCACGGCGAAGCACAAGCTCCAACACATCAACAACAGATGCCGACAACGTTTCCGTTGCCTGACCCTGCGTCAATGTGATCGTGCCTTGCTTCACGGTCCATAGGTTTAATCCGCGGTTAGCCCAGTCTGCAAACATCAAGTTCAGCGACCGGCGTGCCGTACGGGCATCGTAGCCTGTGCGGACTTCAATGCCGCACCGCTCGTAGGCCTCTTCAATGATCTCGCCTACGTCCATGTTAAAGTCGCGTGAACCAGATGTTGTCATTAGAATGTACCTTTGCAGTCGCCACCACGGCCAGCCATTACGCGGCCACCACCGCTGTACTTAACCATGCCGCCGTTCTTCTTGCCTTGCGCAGCTTTAAATGCTTCGTCTGTCGGTGCTCCTGGAGCACCTTTCTTGCGCATCTTTTCTCCGCGCTCACGCTTGGCGTGGATATTATCCCATAGTCCGCGTTTACCCATTGGAGCCTCCGTAATCTGTTGTTGCATATTACCACGCATCATCGTCATTGTCTCTATCCCATCACAATGTTGGCCAAGTACGCAATGATCCCAAAGGAAATCAACAGCGCTTGGAAGAAAAACGCGATCACACCGTAAAACATACGTCCATCAATCTTCTCGATGCAGCCTTTCATCGACGTGATGTCGGTCTCAATGTGGTGGAGATGGTTGTCCCTCATCGTTTGCATCATGGTTTCCATG